GTCCTTCTGACCACAATCCTGATGCAGAAGGTATCGTCCGAGCCATTGACATTGACAGGGATTTATCTGGCAAAGCCAAGCCAGACCTCATGCCTGACCTTGCGGATCAACTACGACTCTGTGCAAAACGTGGCGATAAGAGAATTAGTTACATTATCTTCGATGGCAGAATCGCATCGTCTAAGAAGGCTTGGGCTTGGCGTCCTTACACTGGGATTAATAAGCACAATCATCATTGCCATATTAGCTTTACCAAGAAGGGCGATGCAGATGGCTCGTTCTTTAATATCCCGATGATAGGCGGCACAGTATGAACATGAAGAACCCTTACCTAATGTCAATAGGAGCGTTCCTAGCAGTATGGGGTACAACCTCAAACTTTGCTCTGGACTATCGTGCAATCCTTGGCTCACTTGTCGCAGGTGTCTTTGGGTACGCCACTCCTAAAAAATGAGCGCGGTAGATTATGCTGCTTGGGCTGTGGGTGTTGTCACTGTGCTTGGTGGTGTTGCTTCATATACCCATTTCATGATTAAGCATTACCTGACAGAGCTCAAGCCTAACGGCGGCTCTAGCATCAAGGATCAGGTCAATCGCCTTGAAGTGCGTGTCGATACAATCATCGAGATGTTAGGTAAGTAACACTTATCCTATGGCAAGGAAACGACCAGTCATAGACTTAGAGACTTACTCAGCTCTCGATGCTTACTGCATTGCGCTGAACGAGTATTACAAGTCTTTGCGCAAGGCTGGGTTTACAGAGACTCACGCCTTTTGGATTCTTGGAGATCGTGATTCCTTCCCTGATTGGATTATCCCTAATCTACCCAATCGCATAGATCACCTACCCTATGAGGACGATGACGAGGACTGATGAAGAAAATCGTAATCCTGAGCGACTTGCAAGTTCCCTACGAGGACGTACATGTAACTCAGAACATTGCTCGATTCCTCAAGACCTTTAAGCCAGACCAGACAGTTACCATCGGTGACGAGATTGACTTCCAGACTATAAGCAAGTGGTCAGAAGGTACGCCTCAAGCCTATGAGCAGACCCTTGGCGATGACCGAGACCAGTGTGTGCAGCTTCTCTGGGAGCTGGGTGTTACAGACTGCATACGATCTAACCACACAGACCGTCTATACAACATAATCATGAAGAAGATTCCTAGCTTCTTGAGCCTTCCAGAGCTGCGCTTTGAGAAGTTCATGAAGTTTGATGAACTAGGCATAACCTTTCACAAGAACCCAATGGCGATTGCTCCTAACTGGATTGCAGTCCATGGCGACCATACGCCTATCAAGCAACTAGGCGGTCTCTCAGCCCTTGAAGCAGCCCGTAGGCATGGCAAGAACGTCATCTCAGGACATACTCACAGAGCAGGGCGTAGCGCCTTCACAGAAGCCTCTGGAGGCCGTATAGGGCGTGTTCTGCATGGTGTTGAGGTAGGTAATCTCATGGACTTTAGACAGGCTGGATACGTCAAGGGAACGGCTAATTGGCAGCAAGCCTTTGCCATCATGTATGTAAAAGGATCTAACGTGCAGGTGGACATTATCCACATCGAGAAGAACGGCACGTTCATAGTCCAAGGCAAGGTCTATGGAAGGGTTCGCTAGACCAGACTTCGGAGACGAGACAGTTGATGAAATCGTTACCGTTTCGTTATACAAGTTCGGCTTCTGTCAGCTTCACCTGATGTAATACTTCTGCTGTTCCCAAAGTATGGATTACAGAAGGGCTCACATGAACACAGATCAAGCACTTGTCCTGATGGGGCTAGTCGGTGCATTTACTGGCTTCCTTATCGGCTACTCAAAGGGACATGAACACGGCAAGATTGCAGGGCGTATCGCCTACAGAAAGACACAGCGTCAGCTCGAGCAGGTTGGTCGATGAACGCCCGTGACTACCTCAACGAAGCGAGAGCTACTATCCAAGACCGAGGACTTGATTACGGTCACCCTAGCGACAATATGCAGCGCACAGCCTCACTCTGGAGCGCATACCTCGAAGTGCCAGTTACGGATTATCAGGTGGCGATGTGTATGGCATTGGTCAAAATCGCAAGAAGCATGGAGACTGCAAAGTCAGACACTTACATCGACCTTGTCGCGTACTGTTCAATAGCAGGGCAACTACATACTGAGGAGAACGATTTATATGTTTAACCTAGATGATTATGAGACGGTTGAAGAACGTCTTGTAAAGTATTGGAAGGAGCACCCAGATGGTCGGATTGAAACAAAACTTATTGAAGCAAGTGCTTCACGTTTTATCGTACAGGCTTACATATACAGAACTGAGGCTGATCAACACGCTTGGAGTTCGGGGCTCGCGGAAGAAACGGTACAAGGTCGTGGAGTTAATGCTACTTCAGCTCTCGAAAATTGTGAAACGTCTGCGATTGGTCGTGCTCTCGCTACGGCTGGCTATGCGACAAAGGGAAAGCGACCAAGCCGTGAGGAAATGTCAAAGGTTGCAGCAAAGCAAGTGGTACAAGATTCGGTACAACAAGTAAAGGCTAAGATGGCAGACACATCTCAGCAGTATGTCCCAGTAGCAAAGGAAAGTGATCCATGGACAACGTGGGAAGCACCACCAGTAGCAACGATGGAGCAAGCAGTCGAGATGGTGCAATCGGTACTTGGCGGCACAATGCCCGAGGAGAGTTGCAGTCATGGGGCTCGTGTATGGAAGACTGGCACGAGTAAAGCAGGCAAGCCTTGGGGCATGTGGAAGTGCAATCCTCCACACGGCACATCAAACTACTGTGACCCTGTGTGGTACTCAATTGCAGCTGATGGATCATGGAAGCCGAGGGCTGAATAATGGGACACGTTACATTCTTAAACCAAGATGGTGAGTGGGAGCAATTTCCTAATGAAGAACAGCAAGCCAATCTTAGAGCTAATGCTGAATTATTGGAAGAACTTGGCTACAAGCTCATCTGCCAGTTATGCAATAAGTTTCCAAACCGAACACAGATTAGACAGCGTTACTTGCGTAACGAGTGGATCTGTGAAGATTGTGGCACAGTAAATTCTGCTGGCAAGGCATAACCTAATCTATGTCCCAGAGCAGGAAACACCGAGGCTATCGCACCGAGCGAGTAATTGAATCCTATTTATCTCAATGGTGGGAGAACGCTAGTGTCGGTAGAGGGGCTGGAAAGGACATACATAACGTGCCTTTCGACTGTGAGATTAAAGCTCGAACAGAATTCCAGCCTCTTGCATGGTTGAAGCAGGTCACTAAGAGAGCAGGTGGCAAAGAGCTGCCTTTCGTGGTGTGCCGTATGAATGGACAGGGTGAAGATGCTGCCGAGTATCTTGCTTTCATGCGGTTTGGTGACTTGGTTCAACTATTGCTTATGTCAGGTTACGGCGATATACAGACAGACTCGGTACAATTAGAGCCTGAGAGATGCACACAATGTGGATCGTGGAAGTTGGTCAATGTGCCATGTAGGACGTGCAAGTAATGCCGATATATGAGTTCGAGTGCGACAACGAGTTATGCGAGGCTAACGCCCGATATGACAAGGAGTTAAAAATAAATGAACCACATGATGTTGATTGCCCGTTCTGTGGGTCAAGTATGCGCAAGATTTACAGTTCAGTTGCTGTTCACTTTACAGGGACTGGCTTCTACTCTACGGATAAGTAAATGCTGATATTCGATCTCTTTGCAGGTACAGGGTCAGCAACTAAAGCATTTGAGGATGCAGGTCACAGAGTTATTAAGGTTGAGCTAGATGAATACTTCGATGCTCACGAGCGCGATATTATGACTCTTACAGCTCAAGGGCTTATTGCCAAGTATGGTCAGCCTGACTTCATCTGGGCTAGCCCACCATGCACAGCGTTTAGCGTTGCAAGCATTGGTCATCATTGGAATACAGATAAGACTCCTAAGACAACAGCTGCAAGCTTTAACCAGTTATTGGTTGCTTACACATTAAATCTAATTGACACCCTGAAGCCTAAAGCTTGGCTAATGGAAAACCCTAGAGGCATGCTTAGGACTTTGCCAGTAGTTCAAGGGTTAGAGCGTAGGACTGTGACCTATTGCGCTTATGGTGACACACGCATGAAGCCTACTGACCTGTGGGGTTCAGTTAAGGGTTGGGTACATCGAGAAGCTTGCAAGGCTGGCATGACATGTCATGAAGCTGCACCAAGAGGATCACGCACAGGCACTCAAGGGCTAAAGGGCGCAAAGGAAAGGTCTAGAGTTCCCTATGAATTATCACAAGAGATATGCACAGCTGTGGATAACTATGGTACAAAACATTAAAGTACGCTTACGACACTCCCATCTTATACACATGCTTGACACGTCTGGTACTCTACAGGCTAGAGCCCATCAAGGGCTCACTCCGAGCCGCTTACGCGTAGCTCGAGGGGTAGCCGCCGCTATTGGGATAGCTCTATTCATGCCAATGGCGCATGCATCTAGTGGCTCAATAGATGCCATTCAACCTAAGGATTACATAAGGCTTGTATTGCCTAAGCAAGAAGCTATTTGCCTTATTAGACTTTACGGTAAAGAGTCTGCCTTTAACCCTTATGCAATAGGCAACCTATCTGGTAAGTACCATACCTATGGAATACCTCAGTTAAAGAACGCACTCATAGCTGATAAGACAGCCATTGAACAGATACACTATGGACTTAAATATATAGATCATAGATATGATGGCAATGCATGTAATGCATGGAGTCATTGGTTAAGAAAGGGTTGGCATTGAGTAGTAAGCGCAATGACCCTAGACTATCAAGGAAATATAAAGAAGTCAGATTGCGTAAATTAGCGCAAGATGGGTGGGTATGCTTCTACTGTGGATACGAAGGCAAGGACATGACCATCGACCCAT